TTACTTCTGCGCCATGGCCGCTTCCAGTCCGCGGGCAAACTGGTCGGGGCAGGAGGTACCTCTGCCGCCGCAGTTGATGCCCTTCAGACGGGCAATGGCCTCCTCTGCCTTCATGCCCTTCACCAGCGCAGAAATACCTTGGAGGTTGCCGTTGCAGCCGCCTACCACCTGGAGATCACGGATCACGCCCTGATCGTCCACCTCTACCGTCATGGCCCGGGAGCAGACGCCCCGGGGCTGGAATGTATATGTCATATTGTGTTTCCTTCTTTCCTTATTCGTTTGGAAAACAGAATAACACAATTTTTTCTCTCTGCCAAGCCCGATTTCCAATTTTCTGCAAACATCGGAACCGGAGACGTCAATCCTGCCAGGCTTTTCCGTTTTTCTGCTCCAGTGTCAGCCGGTCCGCAATCATGGCGATGAACTCCGAATTGGTAGGTTTACCTTTGGAAATGCCTACGTCAAAATATAACTAACCCCCCGGCATTTGCCGAGGGGGTTAAGTTTAGCTTTCCAATTTCCGCATGACGCTATTGTAAACCCGCTCATTGACCACTTTCAAGCTGTCCATCAGCTCGTCCATGACCTCCCACGCACGGGCTGGGTCAACGTTGGACACTGCCCGGAGGAATTCGCTGTCAGGTGCGGGAGCCGCAGAATACGCCTCGATCATGCGAGATTCCCTCACCGGCGCCCGGTTCTGGTTTTGGATGGTATACAGCGCCGCCAGCTTTTCGTAGTTTGACCAACTGGATTCTTCCGTCTCTAACCGCTTGATCCATAGCGCCACTTCTCGATCGTCAATCATTGGGGCCTACCCCCTTATTCCTCCATCATGTCCATTGCACGGCGCAGGGCATCCTTGATGCGGTCATCGTCGGTCTCGCGCATCATATCGTTGATCTGGCTGCGCAGATGCTCAGTTGCGTCCGTGCGGCTGTAATGACCTCGGACGTAATGCCGACGGGCATAGGAGCTGCCACGGCTGTAGCCGCGCATATCATCGTCCAGATAGCGCCCGGAATATCCACGCTCGTCCATCGCCTCGATCTTGTCGATGTTTTTGATGGTATCCGTCAGCTTGTGGGCAATGTCCAGATCCCCGGTGCCCAGCTCGCCCTTGCGGATCAGCTCGTCAAGTTCCTTGCAGAGCATATCCCGCAGTTCATACATAGATTTCATTCCCATTGTGTTCTCCTTTCTCAGCAAACTCTGGTAATGATAAGGTTCGCGTTGCTCACGTCAATGTCCTCGCCACTAACGTTGCGGATGGACAGCGACGCGCAGCAGCCCTTTGTAACGTCAACGTACTCGGACGCCGCCACGTTAAAAAATGCCCCCGCAACCGTGGGCGTCACCGTCGCAACGGAGGACGGGAGCGGCTCACCGTCAACCGCAATGGCAATGGAGATGGGACCGGGTGTCCCGCCGGTGCTTACGGCAATATTGCCGATAAAGTCCACCTTGTAGCGGACGCGGCACTGGGAGCAGTTACCACGGAGGTTAAACAGGCCGGAGCCTGCGCGGTGCGTCACAAGGCCCTTAGTGCAGGGAATCGGTGCTTCCGTAAAAAGCACGTTCTGGTTTGCCGCTACGGTCTGTGCGGCAATGGCAGTGTATTCAGGCATAGAAATCTCCTTTCATAAAATCAGCGGCAGGGCTACTGCCCCGCCGCTTTGTCATCAGTATCGGCACGGGGCCGAACATTTTGTTGGCGTCAACAAAACATTGCCAACAAAAAGCTACGCTATGCAGTTGTCAGCAGCCGCATCCGGCAAACTGGTTGCAGCAATAGGGGTTCTGCACCGTGTAGGCCGGAATGGGAGAAGGCCGGAGCTGGGACACCAGATAGCTGTTCTGTGCCGCCTGAGATGCGGCCAGCTTCAAGCCCTGGTTCTCGCTCTGGAGATCCTGCAGCTTGCTCTGGGTCAGGAAATCCAAAATGGCGCGGCTGTTGCTGTTGGCATTGTCGATAATGTCCCGGGTGGCGTTCTGCACCGTGTTCCGGGTATCGCACGCCTGCGCGGCCATGTCATAGCGCACGCCCTCGATGCTGCGCTGGGTGTTGCAGCAGCACTCAGCGGCCTGCATCTGCATGGCAGTCAACTGCTGCATGAGAGCCGCCTGCTGGTTACTGCGGGAAAGCTCAGCCTGCCCAAAGCCGTTTGCCATCGCCATGTTGGTGCCGTTGATAAGCTGCGCCTGCTGGTAAAATCCGTCGCAAAGACCCTGATTTACACTGTCGATCTTGCGCTCGACATTGGCAAAATCAGAGGTCAGGACATAACCGTCCATCACGCCGTTGCCGCCGCCAGCAGAAGAATTTCTAAGCGTCAATTCATTATCGAAGCGCTCGAAAATGAGCTGGAAAGATAGAGGAAAGCCGTGTCCGAATCGGACACGGCTTTCCTCATCCCTGCATATCATCCGCGATCTTGGCGTAGGCACGCCGCCGGATCTTGGCAAGGCCGTCCACGCTGACGTGGAGCAACGCCGCCGCCTGTAGACAGCTCTGGCCGTGGACGTCCACCGCCAGCACCGCCGTCTCCTCGTCAGGCGGCAAGCCTACCAGCCGGACGGCCTGCGCCGCCCGGGCCGGGGCCATGGATGACAACAGCGCCCGGATCTCTCGGTTTGTTTTTTCCATGGGTTTTCCAGACTTGCAGAGCGCGTTCCCGCGTGGATGTTGCCATCTTCTGGCCCTCCTTTCAGATGTTTAGCTCGTCCAGTCGGAGCGTTTCTCCCGCACGTCGATGTGGGTAAAGCCCTTCTTGGCGTAGATGCCTACGCCGCCCCAGTCCGGCATCAGCTGTCGGGCGAAGGTCGCCACCGTCTCCGGTTTCTGGCCGCTGACGGAAATATCCGCCGCCATGCCATAGCAGTGCTGGCTGTGGGCCGCACCGTTCACCTTGGCATTGTACTGCGGCGTTCTGTACCCGCTGTGGATGACCACCGGAGCGTCGAAGTGGGCGCGGATGGTTTCCAACACCATCACCAGCCGGGGAGCCACCAAAACAGCGTCAGACCCGTCTCCACACGCAAACTCCCGCACCTTAAAATGGGCGGAGAGCTGCTTGCCCCCGGAGGCGGCTTTGCTGTAAGCGTTGATCTCAACCATGGCTCAGCACCTCTCGCAGCCGGCACAAGATGCCCGCCAAGTCCTTCCGGGTCATAGACTGATTGATTGCCAGCATGTCCGCCCCCGTGTAGACGCCGGAGGTTTTGCACCACTCCAGCGCCGCCGCGTCTTCATCCAAAGGCTCGCTGCCACGCTCCCAGAACAGCAGCAGCGTGGGTACCTTCCGGCTGCTGATCACCTTCCCGTTGGGGAAAATGCCCTGCGTGGAGCCGCCGCCGTCCAGCATGAGGGCATCCACCACGCCCAGCCCCAGCAGCTTGTTTTGAAGCTGCTCACGGGTCAGGCTGGTCTTGTCGCACCAAAGGCACACCTTGCCGTTGGGCATCCAGCCCACCGCCGTCCGGGCAGCAGGCCGGGCCACGTCGGCGGTCAGGCCCCGGTACAGCTTGGAGCCGCCCTTGAGGATTGGGACGCCGGAGAGGAAACTGTCACGGCGGTCCGTGCTCATAAGGGGCAGGCCGTTGTCACCGATGCTGACACCAAAATCGTTGTACTTATCCCGGCTGATGACTTTGCCGTCGATCACCGTCCAGCCAACCGGCTGAAATCTGCCGTTGAACAGATAACCGTTGATGATGTGGGTGCAGCCGGTTTTGGCTTTGATCTGGGCCGGGGTCAGCTTGCCGGTGTTGTGGTAGATCTGCGCACGGGCGCAGTCAAACGTATCAACCATTGATTCTCACGGCCTTGGTGGCGTGGCCGTCCTCGTCAAAGGTAATGCGGTAATGGCCTTCCGGGACCCAGACCTCCTCCTCGGTGTTGGCCTTGGCAGGGTCACGCCGCATGTAGTCATGCAGGTGCTTGACGTCCTCTGCAGGCGCACCGGGTCGGAAGCCCTCGGCCATTTCCGCCTCGGTCCAGTTGGCCACGCCGCCGTCAGGATTCAGGTGAAAGTTGGCCCCCGCCTCCTTCAGCTCCGCGTTGATAGCCTCCACGGGCGCGCCCTGCTTCTTGCCCTCGTTGATGATGTTCTCGTAGATCTTTTCCATGGTATGTACCCCTTTCAAATTTACGGTTGATTTTTCAACCGGTTTCAACTGTTCTTGTCTTCCGCCACCCGCTGGGTGCCGAAATAGAATGCGATGACCGTGGTGAAGATGGTCAAAAACTCCGTCCCGGAAATGTCACCCCGCAGGGCCAGCACCGCGAAGATCACCGTCAGGGTGATGGTCACCAGCGATTTCACCGCAAGCAGATTGCCCAGCCGTTTTTTGATGTTCTCCATGTTTTTCTCCTTTCATTCTTTCCGGATCGGCAGCTCGCCGACCTCGGACATGATAATTTCCAGGTGTCCGTTGCCGCCAAGGGATTTGTACGCCTGGTGCATCTCGTCCAGCGTTTCCCTATCCGACAGGCTGACGCTGCCGTCTAAGATGTACTTCTGGCCCAGATAGCGCACCCGGTCGATCAGCAGCACCTTCAGCGCGTCCACGATGGCGTCCCGCTTGTCATCCTTGGTCCATTTCCGCTGGAGGATCGCGAGGATGATGGCGGTCACGCCGGAGCCGGTGGCGGCAGTTAATACGATCTGTAGAATTTCCATTCCACACCCCCTTAAAAAGTTGCAGTTTTTAGGGTAAAATCCGACTTGCTTTCGTGCAAGTCAAAGTCCGACTTGGTTTCGTGCAGGTTAAAATTCGGGCCACCGTCTTTCGCATTGAGGACAAACCCACCGCCCCTCCGGAATGATAGCCCCGCATATCACGCAGGTGTTTTCCATAGAGCCGCCTACTTCGTGTACCAAACCTGCACGCGAGCGCTTTTACCTATGATCTCAGAACCAGCGTTTACTATAAGCCGAAGTCCTGTGTTGTAGGCAATACCGAAGTCGATGTTTGGGACATTGCCCTCTACGGCGCCGCCAGGTTGCCGGGTAGGCATGCCTGGTGTCCAATGTGTATCATCACCGTACGGCCACTGGTACTCTCCAGAATACCGAATGATATCCCCTCCAGGGTAGAAGCTTTGCTCAGTTGTCAGATTATCGAATTGCTTAATCTGCGTATATACCGGCTTGCCAAGATACCGCTCCGTGGTACGGTACTCTACGCCCAGCTCCATGGGCGGCGTAAGCCACTCCCAAGGTTGCCACGCATTGGAAATACTGGTGTTGCGAACTCTGGTAACCATGGGCCAGCCAGAATTTTGATTATAAGTTCTGCCGAACTGAACCGCATGGCCGGCATCTCGTTGGATGTGCAAAATCATCCAGTCATTGCTATTCGGAGTGTCTTTGTCACAATAATAAAACCCGCTTGCGGTGATATCGTTTGCAGAACGACCTTCCGGAATAGTGGCATCTTCACCCAACCCAAACCCGCCGGGGGCGGCGTTAATATTCCCCCTCGCCTGCGCCTTCTGCTCGTCGGTGAGGCTCTGCGCCGCGTCGTAGCGGACGAAGTTGCTGGAGCCGCCCACGGGGCCTTCCGGGCCTTGCTTTCCCTCCGGCCCCTGCTTTCCTTCGGGGCCTTGGATGCCCTGCTTGCCCTGCGGGCCTTGCAGGTTGCCGTTGGCCACCCACTTGCCGTGGACGGAATCCCAGATGTAGATGTTGTAAGGGGGCGCGGTACCCACGCCGTACACGTCACCAGCCTTGGGATTGGGGACAGCGGCCTTGAGGGCGTCCAGCGTATCAAAGTAGCCCAGAATGGCAAAGCTGGACCCGGCCTCGCCGGGATCGCCCTTGTCGCCTTTTTTGCCGGGAGGGCCAATGGGGCCTTTGATGGACGTCAGCGTGGTGAGGGTAAAGGCGTACACCCAGTTGGCCGTGCCTTTGAGGTACACCTTGCCGTAGTCCGCAGAGGCCGTGATGTCCGGCAAAATCAGGACGAACTGGCCGCGCTGGACGTCCGTACCGGTGAAGTCCTGGTTCATTTCGGTCACGCTCTTGTACTCCTTTGTAATGCCGATAGGCACACCGGCGGACGCCAGCCGCGCGTCGATCTCCTCGCCGGAGTAGGCGGATGTGTAATAATCTTGGATCTTGGAGAAAATTTCCTCCAAGACTGCGACTCTCTGTTCAATCGTCATGTTTCACACCTCACACGATGAAAAGTTTGTTCAGGCGGTCAAAAAACAGTCCGCCGCCACGCTGGACCAACGGCCCTGCTTTTGCTTGCCCGAATTTGCGGTAATACAAAATCACACAGCCGTCCGCGCTTGGGCCGCCCGAACTGCCTAAACCGCCGGATCCGGGTGTGCCGGGGGTAATGGTGCCGTTTCCGTTCTTCACGGCGATGCCGCCGGAGCCGGCGCCGCCGCCTCCGTAGCCGCCACGTCCGCCCCTGCCGTACCGCTTCGGCTTGGAGGGGGTGAGCGTGGCTGTCATGCCGTCCGCACCGGAGCCGCCGGTCACATCAACGGTTGTCTCGCCCGGCAGGCCGCGTCCGGAGGATCCGGCTTTGCCGTTGGCTCCCGCCGCCGGGCCGCCGCCCAGACCGGAACTGTACCAGCCGAAACTGCGCGGTGTGCTTGTTGATGCGATTCTGGTCATGCTGACTTTTCCCTCGCTGCCAGCCACAGGGCCGGGAGTAAATGCGTTCCCGTCCTCGTCATAAGCAATCGTGCCATTGACGTATTTCTGGACGCTATCATCTGTGTACTCACTCACAGCCGGATCACGTCCGGCACCGTCTCCGCCGGGGAGGCCGTCCTCACCGACGCCGCCGAACTGCTCCCCGGTGATGGGATCCGTGAATCCCCAATCGGGAGCAGACGCGCCCGCCGTAGTCATGCCGTGGAACACCGTATCCGTGCCGTTTGTACCGGGGAGGTCGTCCGGGCTGAATTCGGCGCCCTTGCCGCTTTTTCCGCAGGCATAGGCAAGGCTTTTCAGCGGGGCCACGTCGAGATCGCCCTCGACGATCCTTCCGCCCATGCCGCCCTTGCCGCCGGGACCGCCCTTGCCGCCCAGCGCCAAAGCGTAGCCGTCTACCCGATCCTCAAAAACCGGGTTTGTCCACGAGAACTTAGGCCCCGATTGGGTATCTTCGCCCTTTTCGCCGCAGCGACCGCCCTGCCCGGCGGAGATCATCACATAGTGGATCGTTGTGGTGCCCTCCGGGATTTGGAACTCGCCGGAGCCGGTGAGGACTACCCGCTCGTCCAGATACTCCGCCGCCTCCGGCTGCGCCGGGGTGAAGCCCACCAGTGCCTCCATGCTGCTTTTAAGCGTCGCGCTCATGGTGGTGTCAAGAGACTGGATGCAAGCGGAAACCATTTTTTTGTCATACGGATGATATACGCTTACAACGTGGCCCGGTTTCTCGTGCCCGCTTACAATGTCATTGGTGATAGTTTCGCGGCATCGGTAATAGTCCGCAAGACGCTTCGCCACGGCGTAGGAATTCACCAGAGATACCAGCGTGGCGTCTGTAACTGATTTGATGTTTTCCACAGCGCCAGCCGTCACAGGCTGCGTGATTAAGCGGGTGTTGTGGATATACGCCTTGCCAGTCAGTGCGCCAGCGCCAGCGGAGATCTTGGCGTAGTTCGCACCGCTTTCCAAGATTGTGAAGCCAGTCGCGGAGAGGGAGTGCATCGGCTCGGAGAATGTGATGATATCGCCATTCTGCGCCGTGCCGGAGAATAGCTCCTTTGCTTCCGTTCCCGCAACGTATTGATGCTCCGTTACCGTCACAGCAGAGATGGGGTCGCTATAAACAACCTTTCCACCGCTCAAATACATTCTGTTGCCTTGAATCACAGACGCCGTTCCATCCCACAGGGAATCAATGTGCAAAACGCCGTTTAGGTCGGTTGTCAAATATGCGCCAATTGCAAAAAGCACTTGCGCCAGGTTGTCCCTTGCGCTTTTGCCTTGCCCGTTTGTTTTCGGCTGGCAATACGGGAGCCAGCCGTATAGTTTAACGTTTGCAAAAACGCTCTTGACCACAACCGGAACCGCACCGCAAATATCGGAAATTACCTCAGAAACGGTTTGCCCTGTATAAATGCCGCCTTTATGCGGGATCGTTGCCAATAAACCGACCGCAGACCACGCTACAATTTTATATGCGGTTGCGCCCGTCCGCTCAATCGACCGTAAATAGTAAGTCTGCATTGATGCGTTAGAATCGTTTTCCCAGAAACGAATAGCGTCATTCTTCTGAAATGACATAATCGAAGGATCGTCGCATCGCACAACAACTGTCAGTGTATCGGCAGAAATACTCTCACAGCTTAATGACTGCTCTCGTGTGGGCGCAGCTTTTTCTGTTCGGGAAGAATCAAACATCCAATTTTTGTAGGTGATCTTCATATCATTTCTCCGTAAACGCAAGCACCATGCCCGTCCAATATTCTGCAGCGTTCGTTCCGGTTCCTCTGTCAACGCCCTCCGGAGGATCGCACGTCATGTTTGCCGTGCGATAACCTCCGCTTTGGGTGTCGAAAAAATATACGCTCAGATTTCCACTGTACAGTTGCTCAAGCAATGTGTTCAGCTGTGTTTCCGTTAGAGGCATACATGTACAGGTAATAACTGCCTTGATTGCAAGCACATCCTCCGTAAAACTGCCATCCAGCATATACCCCTCGTTTGGCCCTTTGATTTTTTTGTGTCCCACTTTGTAGCCAACCGGCGTAAAGTAGGATGTAAAATCAATGCCGTTGATTTTGATCGTTTTACTCATGCGCCGCTCCTTAATGCCTCCGCTGCGTTGTACGGCACCATTTTTCGCGCCAATACCGCGCCGTCAAGTTCGGTTGTCAAATTGATTACAATACTTCCCACACCGCTGGCCGCCAATGCACCAACACCGGATGCAATAGAGTTCCCAATCGCCGCGACGCCGGAGGCTCCAAAATCGACCGATGCCGTTCCAAAGTCCATGCCAGATGCAATGCTGCGCTTGATATTGCCGTATTCGTTATCCCAGCCCTCGCCCAAGCCAAGCGCCATGTTCTCGCCGATCCCGGCGAAGACGCGGGACGGTGAGTGAATACCGAGAACGCCTTTTACGCCATCCACAATGCCGTCGAAAAAGCCCTTTACCATGCCTGTTAGCCAATCGCCCATTCTCTTGATGCCTTCCCAGATTCCTTTGACAAGGGCTATTCCGATTTCGATGGCGGCTTCGCCGATATAGCCTATGGACTGGATAAACGCGGATGCAAGGTTTTTAATGATCTTTGGAGCCTCGTCTAAGAGCGTCGGTAGGTTATCGACTAGGCCCTCGACAAGCGCAACAATGAACATCGTGCTGGCTTCGACAAGAGCAACAAGGTTGTCTGGAGATGTTAAAATCTCAACTAAGGCGGGAATCGCACTTGCAAAAGCGGCCATTATTTCTGGCAGTTTTTCGGCCACGCCCTGAATCACTTGAGCCGTGATTTGCAAGAGAGCTTCGAGGAATGTCGGTGCTATATCCACAAAAGACTGGATAATTGTTGGTACAACATCAATCAACGATTGCACAATGCTTGGTAGAGCCGCAATAAGTCCATTTATAAGTTCTGTTGCAGCCGCAACAAGAGGCGGAAGAACAGTGCTCACAAAACTGGGCAACTGAGCTGTTATGACCGGTGCAAGCTTGACGATCAAATCGCCAAATCCAGTAAGGATCTTCTCAACGCGCGGGATAATGTTTTCTGTTGCCTTGCTGACAGAATAGGTGAAGTTTTCAATCAGCTGGTCAAGGTCTGCGTTATCATCAGCAATCCCGGTTACAAGGTTTGACCAAGCGGATTTCATCATGTTAACGCTGCCTTCGATAGTGCTTGCCGCTTCCTCCGCCGTTGTCCCGGTGATCCCCATTTGATCTTGGATCACATGGATTGCTTCAATCATCTTGTCGAAAGAAACGCTATTGACTGTGTCCGCTGTGACCTCGACGGTATCGCCCAACACCCCTGAATCGTTGATGAGCCGCGCCATTTCTGTCGCCGTGCCACCATAACCGAGTTTGAGGTTATCCAGCATGGTATAGTTTTGCTTTGCGAAACCTTGATAGGCGTTCTGGATCATCTCCATACTTGTGCCCATCTTGTTCGCGTTATCCGCCATGTCAATGACAGCCTGGTTTGCTACCTCCGCCGCCTTTTCTGTGTCACCGCCAAGGCCCTGCAACAGCGACGCCGAAAATGACGTAACTGTGTCCATATACTCATTAGCGGAAAGTCCTGCGGTTTCATACGCGCGGTTTGCGTATTCTATGACTTGATCGGCAGAGTTTTTAAACAGCGTCTCTACTCCTCCGACAAGCTGCTCGTATTCTGCGTATCCCTCAATGGATTTTTTTGTCAATATGGAGATGCCGGTTGCAGCCGCCGTTAAAGCAGCTGCACCAGCCTTCGCCGCCGTTGCAAGCCCGCCTTTTAGTTTGCTTGCCAGTGCATTTGCCTTTTTGCCTGCTTCTGAAAAGCCGCTGTCAACGCCGCTGTCATCTACGCTGATTTTTACAAAAAGGTCTAATAAATTCACGCTTTCACCACACTTTCTTGGTGATTTTTAAGAAATCGCCCGTGACATTTTGATAAATAAGGCGTATACTTTCATTGAAGGAGGGTTTTGCCATGATTAACTTTAACAACAATTCCGCATGGGACTTAAAGCCCATCAATGTCTCCGAGGTGCGCGATGAGGTCAACGGTCTTCTGATTGAGGGCGAGAGCGTCGCCTGCGCTTTCAAAACGGTTCGTGACCAACTGATTTTTACCAACAAGCGCATCATTTCCGTAGACGTGCAGGGCATCACCGGAAAACGGAAATCATTCAGTTCTATGCCCTATTCCAAAATTCAGTTTTTCAGCATCCAGACCCCAGGCTTTGCCGAGCTGATCCCGGACAGTGAATTGGTCCTGACCTTCTCCAATGGCTTTGTGGCTAAATTTGAATTTAAGGGTCAGACAGACATTGGCGAGATCGGCAGAATGATTTCTGAATACGTCCTCAAATAACCGCCTCTCACGCCTCCCCACCCAGGGAGGCGTGTTTTACCGTCAATCCGCACCGGGAAACCACATCCGCCGTAATCTCCGCACAAGACCGTTTATCCCGCTTCTCCGGTATGACGGCATCTGCATACCTGCCCTTCATGTAGCTGCCTCCGACATACCGCGCCGTATTTTCCGCCGCGATCTTTAGCGCATCCGTCACATATACCCGGAACGTCTCGTCCTTTGTTCGCTCAGCCAGACGCGCCCAGCAATATCTTGTAAACGCTCTTACTTTTTGCGGTCCCCGGTATTCCCCTGCGCAGAGCCAGAGGTTCTCTCGCTCTGCGCCGAGATAAAAAGCTCTCCAAACGCCTCATCTGTCAAAAGTTCTGTTGCGTCCCGCATCAGTTTTGCGAGATTCAACGTTCCTTTGTAGGCATCTGCGCTCACGCCCTCAATAGAGGCAAGGATAGCGATGATGTCGCCCTTGTGGCCCTTGAGCAGTGCAGGGAGCGCTTTACGCGCCCGCTGCATTGCAAACTCTTTCGCCGTCATTCCCTCTGGGATCTTTTCACGCCGAAACATGGCGGATGCCTTTTCGTCCTCTGCAATGTTGGCAATGGGGTCAATGATATCTGCGATAACATCAAACACCCGCTCGCCATGAATGTCGGAAAGTTTCATATCAGCCCTCCGCCGTACCGGCCTTAATGTAGATCTCAAAGGGGACCGTGTCCTGTGCCGCCATGGAGTAGTGAGCGGTATACTCAAATGCAAACTGCCCCTTTGCCTTGTCGCTGGTCTGCAGCTGGAAGCCGCCGGTGGACAGTGCATTCATCAGGTGAATGGCGATGAAGCCGCCATTTTTATCGCCGTTCTTGTCGGAGTAGTCGCCCACCAGCCAGATGTCGGCAAAGTCAGCATCCGACAGATCGTTCCGAGGCGTTACCTTCCCATCGCTGGTACTCACATCGGCAGCACCGCAAAGGCTCTTTGCGATCTTGGTGTCTGCGTTGATAAACGTACCCGTCATCTTCGCCTCCCAGGAATCCAGCCGTTTCAGCTCCTTCATGTTTTTGGGACAGTTGTCAATGTCCTCGCCAAAGTCCGAATAGGTCGGCGTTGCGGTAAAATTTACGCCGCCGGTAGTCGCGCCGATCTGTCCCGCCTCTCCGATGGTTCCGGTTGCCGGGGTAAAATCGGTGGTCAGAATACCGGCGTTGATCTGCAATTTCTGAAATGCGTCGGAAGGAATTTTTGTAAATTTCATAGTTTCGTCCTTTCATCAGTTTTGCGACAGATATTCCACAGTGATGTTGAGATACCGCCGCTTGATGTTTTTATTGCTTTCGTCCGCGATGTTCTGGCACCACGGGGAGCCGCGCTTGATCCACATTGCCCCTCCGTCATATGGCACGAACGCGCCGCCCATGCCGATGGCGTCAGAGATTTCCTGTGCCTTGGCGTTGGGGATTGCCTCGCTTTCCGTGTAATACCAGAGATTCACTGTCAGAGCAATTTCTCCGCTTTCCCATGACCCTGTGATAAGCTCATAGGTCAGCCACGGGAAAACCGCGTCCTCCGACACGTTGGAAGTCGGATACGCTGTGAGGAATTGAGAAAGCCACGCATGGAGCGCCTTATCCTTTGTCATTTCGGCAGCTCCTTTCGCTCCGCGGTGAAGAATTTCAGAGCCTTAATGATTGCGCCCGCAGACCTCGGCGCGGCCTTTTCCTCGGGATTTGAGGTCACGCGATAGGTAATCCCCGTTTCCGTATCGCGGAAATAATCGTTGTACTCGATGGGAACGCTCTGATTGACCAGTGCGGAATATACCGAGGTAACGCCGTCCTTTTCCGCTTTTCGCGCCTCCATCGATGTGTCAAGAGACTGGTAATTGAGGAACTCCGCTCCCTCTTCCCACGCGGTGATGTAGCCGCCCGCGCCATCAGGCGTGCGCTTTTTCTCCATCAAAATGCACTTGTGGGCAAAATCGTCCAGTAAACTCACGGTTCCACCCCCTTGAGCTTGCGCCAGTCATTTAACCGGCTTTTAAAAGCGCCCTGCCAGCCCGTCCCAGCGCTCGTGTCGGCATTCCCGACGCTCGCCTTGGTGTAACTGTACCCGCCGAAGCTTTCGCTCGTGTATGGGCTTAAAACGGCTTCACCGTTCTTTTCTTCCCACGCGGCGATATCTTCGGCAAGCACAACCACAGCCTTTGACACCGCCAGCGCCCACACCGTCCCGGTAAAGGTTTCATCCGTCAGGTCAGCCGCCGGATATTGATGCAGACCGTCATTAAACACAGAGCCGCAGATGCGGAAATATTGATTGGTCAGGAGAAAGGGCAGCGCAATGCTGCCGTTCTCCACGGTGAACGTGCCCTCGTGAATGTCCACAAGGAACCAGTTGTTCAAATGCCGTAAGACCTGTTCAAGCATCACGCCGCCCCCTTATTTAGCCCGCAGCAGCCGCAGCAACGGTAGCCACGGCAATGCCGTCCAGATACTCAGCCCACAGCTTCATGCCCATGATGGCGTACATATCGCCGGTGGCGCGGCTGTAATCGCCGTCGACGTGAACTCCGATCAGGTTGGTCTCGCCCTTCACGGTGTAGTTCAGGCCCAGCTTGGCAAAGTCGCTGTCGCTGGGGTCCACATAGTACAGGTCGATGTTCTCCACGGGCAGAGCGATCACCTTCTTGGAGGCAATGTACTTCTCAGGCAGCAGGAACAGAGTGCGGTAGCCCATGAAGTTCTCCACGTAGTTGATGCCGAACATGGTCTGCACGGTGATCTCCTTGTCGCCCAGGTAATCGTAAGCGTCGATGATGTTGGCGAAGCCCACCACCTCGGTCACGTCCTTATCCAGACCGGCAAACTTGTCCAGCACCTTGCCCTTAGCCATGGCCAAAGCGCGCTGCCACGTCTTCTCGGTCACCTTCAAAGTGCCGGTACCGAGGAAGGTATAGAAGTCGGTCAGGACCTTGTTCTGCAGGGCCACGAGGAAAGCCTCATCGGTCTTCTCCACGGCAACGTCAGCGCCGTACTTTGCCACGCTCTCGATCGTCACGCTCTTGGCATACTTGGAAATGTCGATGTCGCCGTAGGCAACAGGCTCCACCTTCATCTTGGTGGCGGGGATCTCGTCACCCTCAGCCACAGTGCCGCCCTTGAGACCGCCGTCCACGCTGGCCTTGTAGGAAACCAGCTTCGTGCCGGGGGCCTTGCGGATGGGACGCATAATGCCCATGATGTTGCGCAGTGCGTCCCAGTTATCAGCGAAGCGGGACACGAAATCCACCTCACGGGCAGAAGTGGTAAACTGGGCAGAAGTTGTTACGTTAGTTTTCGCAGCCATAAATAGCTCCTTTCAAAAAATCAGTTGTTTTCGCTTGCCATCAGATCGGCAAGCGCTTTCTGGCGCTCCGCCGTAGACATCACATAGCGGCCCTTATCGTCCTTCTTATAGATGTCCTCGCGGGTCTTCGCGCCACCGGTGTTCGCCGGGGGATTGGCAGGATTCGCACCGTGCGTCTGCGTGGTGGAGACAAGCCCCTTGTAGGTGCCGTTTACGAGTGCATCAAGGCTCTTAGTGTCCTTGATCTTCTCGCCGTCCAGCTCCAATGCGGCCATTTCTTCGCCGCAGCCACGCATGGCAAGGTCCAAATTTGCGCCGGTGATGTTTTTGCTCTCAAAGTAAGCGCGCACGGCCTTTTCCTTTGCCGCCTTGCTTTCCTTTGCCGTGACGTCGGATTTGTAAGTTTCAAAGGCCGAGTGTTCCTTCTCGTACTTTTCCTTATAGCCGCCGTCACCCGCTGCCTTGAGGTCGTCCAATTCCTTCTGGACGCTGGGCAGCTTCTCCGCGTCCGCCTTGTACTTCGTGAGATCGTCCTTGAGGGGGGCAACCACGCCCAGATGCAGCGCAACCAAGCGATTTTCGATCTCTTCGGTGCAAGCTTCGCCGAGAATATTTCTAATTTCCGCTCTCGTAAATTTCGCCATGTTATTCGTTCTCCTTTTCCTTGGCCCCAATTCTTCGGGGGCGAACGTTGTATAAAAACCGCTGTACCTCGCGGGTTTTACCTAAAACAAAAGAGCCAACCACCGAGAAAAACTCGGTAGCTGGCTCCTATTGCCCTTTTCCGCGCCCTATTACGCGGAAGTTGAATATTTGATTGTCTTTTTTACCTCTAACACGATATACCCGTCGCCCTTGCGCCGGATCTCCGCGTCATTGCCGCGCCGTATAATGGCCTCGATGGCCTTGATGGTCTCGTTATCCATTTTTTAGCTCGCTTTCCAAAATGTCCCGATACTGTGCGGCATGATCGGCGGCAGCAGGTTTCAGAAACGGCTGCGGTTTATTACCGTGGATCATGTGCCAGTTGCCTACGGGTTGAATAAATCATCTATGCTGATAAACTCATGCAATTTGTATCGAGAATGTATCTTTATAGGGTCGAGTTGGAATATCTCACACCACTCCGTAAGGGTCTTTGTAGCGTTCCCGATTTTGATATTGACGTTTGTACTCCGGTTATTGCACTGTTCTTTAACCGTGGACCACCGGCAATTATCAGGGCAATAGTCACCATCGTTGTCAATGCGGTCAATGGTCAAATCATCCTGATATCCGTGGGACATGGCCCAATCATGGAACGCAATAAAATCAGAACGCCATTCCTCGCATACCTTTATGCCACGTCCGCCGTATCTGTCGTATCGTGCATCATGTTCATTATAACACCTTGCTTTCATGTTTTGCCAGATGTTGTAAATCCTTGTTCCCCCAACCTTAAATCCGGTCTCTGCAAACTTCCTGCGCCCATCGCCCAAGATAAGGTTTTTCTTATCCTGTTCCTTTTTCAAGCAACCACAAGAGCGAATTGCGCCGCATTGCAGGCTATCAGAACGAACAATTTTCACATTTCCACAGTCACACTGACAGACCCAATAGGTTTTTCGCGTTTCCGTTGGATGCAGACCGACTACAACCAATCTGCCAAATCTCTGCCCAGTTAAATCCTTGATGTTTTTGTTGTTTTTCATCGTTCCCACCTCGAATATATTGTACCATATTCGGGCAGAAAAGTCAACGTTTTAACTCAGATTCTATGATTTGTTTGTACTGGCTCAAATGGTCCGCTGCAGATGGCTTTAGGTATGGTTGGGCACGTTGCCCATGCGTAAGGTGAAATTGTCCCTTTGCATCTTGATATACCCAAGGATTCGGCCTGCCACCCGGATAATACTTTCCTGTGCCAAGTTCCGCTTGTGTATCACATAGGCCCCATACTCGCTGTTGGTGCCTATGTAAACCGCATCACCACCTTCGTCTACCACATGGGTAATGCTGTTGCGCAGATTGCCGGTGTCAACGGGGCACAGCTTTTTCGCATATCCCTCTGCCACCAGCCCGATCTTTTCAAGGCCCCGCAGCAGTGCCGCTTTGATCTCAGCAGAAACCTCCGCGCTGTGGTCTTGGATTTCAACGCTCATTTTCAAAACCCTCTTGACTATTTTACGGAAATTGCATATACTACCTATGAGGAAACTCATGTTTCCGTTTTATCGAGGTAATCCTCCGCCCGTTCTGGTGGGGGGTTGCCTCATTTTTTATATCGCCGCGCAAAAAGGACAGACCCGTTATGCAACGCAATTATATCTGCATTAAACGATTTGCTTCTTGTTGCTCTCGCATCCAATACATCAATTAGTTTTTGCTTATCAATCCCATCGGCGACATCAAAAATCACTCCGCCTTGGTTCCCGTGTATCTGCTTTATCGCTTTGCGCAGAGCGCTATCTGCGGCTTTTTCTGTGGAAATCGACTTTATTTCCCATTGCTTCCCTTTCCACAGCATGTCTGGCATTTTCATACCTGGCGTCTGCGATTCTTTCAGTAGCACGAACTTCCCGCCGAATTGATCTCTGAGTTGGTTTGCAATTTCGATTTCGGTCTTGTGCCCCTTTATGTGATATCCGTTTTCGTATCGTACCTTACCCATGCGGGGATTAGCAGAATCTATGTATTTCTTCGTAACATCCTTTTCAGATTTTTCGCTACCCATGTGATATGTGGATAACTGTCTGCCACTGTATCCCTGCTTCGATGCTTCCCACTGTGCGTATGTCATGTCGGATATAAGCCCGTCGCGTGTTCTCCGCAGGCCGTATGATGTATCTACGCCATCCACGACTGAAAGCACCGTACAGCGGCAGTTATACACGAGGTAGCCGGGTGCGGAAGTATCGCCGGGAAACATGATCTCGTTACCATCGACTTTAAACGGCTTGTCAATGTCCACCGTCTGGCCGTCTAACATGGCGTGGGCGTGTCGCGTTCTGCCGTCCAGCGTCGCAAGCCATTGTTTCTTGAGCTTAATGCCCATCTTCTCCGCCGCCGCGTAGCTGTCCATGCGTCCGGCGTTCTGCGCTCCGGTCACGGCAGTTCTGGCCGTGCGGATGGCGGAATCCCGGCTCATGGTGGTGATCCGCTTTTGCAAGTCATCCGCCATGCGCTTGATACTCAACCCCTGTAAGATGGAGCTGGTGACACTGGCCGTAATTTGCCTCTTGCCGTATGCGAGATCGATCCCGCGTTTCAGTGCTCTGTCCTTTGGATAGTACGGCATCAACCCCGGTTGCTCCACGATTAGGCGTTTCACCGTCTGCTCGTCCCACAGGTCAAAGCCCACGTCCCCAGCCACACTCTCGATGGTATACGCCGCATAGTTGCGGTTGAGGGAATAGATACCAGGAGTAGCATCATTGGTGTAAGACACCGCCACAGCGTTTGCATCGGTCACGCGGTGCGCCACCCTGTCACGCATGGCCTGATAGCGTTCCCCACGCCCGATCTGGTTCAGCCGCCATTGCTTATAGTCGGCCTCCGTCCATTCCTTACCGTTTTGCACGGTGCCGATCAGAGCTTTCATTTCCTCGTCGCGCTTTTTGAATTGCTCAAAATACGCGTCGATGGTAGCTTGCAGCTCTTTCCCAGCCTCACGGTACAGCTTCGCAATGCGCCGTTCCAACTTCGCAAGTTCCTTGTCGGTCAGTTGATGCCCAAGATCACTGGTCGCCATCGCCGCTCACCCCCGGCGCGTCCGGATCTTCAATGCTCCGGTCAAGTTCTTCTGCCGCCTTCCGCTTTGCCATGTCCTCGTACTGGTCAATGTCGCCGTTGATGGTCAGCAGCTTCTTTGTGATGTATTCGTCATCGTAATACGCCGCGCCCAGAAGGATGTTCTGTGTTTCCTCGCTCTTGTTGATAATCTGGTTGCGCGTGTAACTCGGCTGGTCCTCAATGCCTGCCAAACGCAGAATCTCAACAATAAACCGCGTTACCTCGGATTCAAACTTGTCCGTCTTCAAATCCAACGGCACATAGCTGGCCTTGATCGCGGTCGCCGTCTGGTTCCCTGCGGATACCGCCGCCGCGTCAAAGCACTGGAAATCTTCGTACAGCTTTTTCTTGAGCATATCAATGGTGCTGCTGGTGCCCTCATAGGGAGCCTCGATGGTCTTACTTTCCACCTTTGCGCCATCATCGCCGTTGGCGTGGGCTACATGGGTGGTTTTCAGCCGTTCAACAAACTTTGCATCGTCCAGATCCGTCATGCCCTCACAATTGGAAATCACCCAATAGATCAGATTGCCCTCGTCCACGTTGTTTACCATGTTGGAGGACGCCAAATCCAGCGCGTCAATGGTATTGCGCTTGCCGACAATCTCGGATAGGCACCGCTTGTTGTTTTTCAGCGGCACGATGGGGAAACTCGGATAATTCCCACCGTCATAGATTTCGGTTTCGCCAACTTCGGCCTTGCGCTCGATCAGCTTATAACTGCGCTTCGGCTGCATGACGTCCATATTTTCGCCGCTGGGCTGGAAATACTCGGTAAAGCCGTCAATCTCATACAGCGTCGCTCTCAACGGCTTATCCTGTGCCACCTGCCAGAACCGGATACCAGCTTTCATTGCACCGTCTTCCTCATCGTAGAGAGGGACAAACTCAAGCAAGGAGAACACCCGCAAATGCGTCAGATCCCAGAAGCCGAAAGACACGCCTGCGATTTTCGCCTCACGCGCCGCATCCATGACTTCCTGGTCAAAGTCCGGGCATAGCTTGTTTGGTGTTTCCTTCTCCGCGAAGGTCACGCCGTTGCCCAGAAGATACGATACCTCCTGATCCACCGCCAGACCGAAGAATCGGCTGGCCAGCTTGTGGTTTGCCGTCCACATATCCGCGTGGGCGCGGCCCTGCATATCATAGATGATCTTTTCATAGCGGTTGATTGTCGGATTCAGCCCGTTGTAATATTCCTCAGCATCCGCCGCCGTCTTATATGCGTGGGATTCACGGTGCTCGTTGATCGCGCTGCGGATAAACTCCATCCGCGCCTTTTCGTCCTCGCCCACCGCCACAAGGTCATTATATGTCTTAATCTCCGCTCACCCCTTGTCTCAGAATGGAAACATAATCAGAGCTGTCGCGTTTGTTCCACAACCGCTTTACGATGCTGGCCGCGCTGTCCGGCGCGTCATCATGCTCCACGTTCTCGTTGTAATCGCAAATCTGGTCGATATACGCATCATCCGTCCCGGCCACAAAAACCACATTGCGCCATTCCGCCTTGAGATAGCTTGTGATTTTAAGGGATTTGTTCATGCTTTCGTGATAGGTAACGGCCCGTTCCCCCTTCGCGCGCAACGCCTTTGCCAGATAGCCCTTGTCGGCGTTGGTCTCGCAGTAAATCACCCCAGCATTGAAAGACTTCCGAAGCCGGATGATCTCATCCATGCAATCGTCCACATGCTTGTGCCAAAGCCGCCCATAGAGGTAATATGTCGTTCCCTTCTTCCGGGCGACCGTAAACGCCGTGTAGTCATCGCCGCCGTATGCCGCGTCGATATGGCAAATGCCCTGCTCTGCAAGGCAAGGCTCCGCGCCCATTTGCGGCGTGTCAAAGATCACATCATCACTGGCAATGTGCCGCAGCTCGTAGTTTGCTGCAAACAGGGATGACGTCATAGACGATTTAATGGTTTGCAACTCATCCCCGGAGATCAACCCAGTTGAATAGCAATCGTACTTTTCGATATTCGGCATCATGGAAAACGCGTCTTCCTTGTGCCAGGGCGTTCCGGTGCTAAAAATGCGCCCGCCACGATTGCGGATATTCTGTAACTCCTGATAGATCGTTTTTGTATGGTCTCGCTCTGCGCGGGAAATGCGATCCTGCACGTTTACAATATCGTCCGTAAATATGCGGTCAAAATGCTTGCCGGTCAAGGACCCGTTCACGCCGCACGCCACAAGCTGGCTCGTGCCCTTGTTGTCCGCTGCCAGATTCGTGGAAATCTCCGTCGCGGATACCGTTGTCAGGATCAGCGGTTTTCCGTGGATCTTCTCGCACAGTGCCTCCATGTATGGCGATAGCAGCAGATTTCGCACCTGCCGCACAACCTCTTTCACGTCCGCATCCGTTTTTCGCATAAACAGCGTTTTGAGATTCGGCAGAAGGACGATGATCTCCGCCAGCGCAATCGAAACGCACGTTGTTTTGTAGCTGCCACGATGCGCCTGCAAGGTTTTGTCCTCACTACCGCGCACCATATCCTGTATCCATGCGTTGTGCAGCGCGCCCAGCTTATCAAACCCAACGGCATGACCGAACGCAATGGGATTATGTATCAGCAGTTCCGCCGCTTGTATCCGCGTCATTCTGCATCACCATCTTCTCCAACTCGTCCAATGCAATGCCCTTCGCGTCCGTCACCGCCACGTCCACGCTGTCACGCTGCCCCAAAAATTGTTTACCGAGGAAGATCGCCATTGTAGCGTTCTTTTCAGCCAATCGCCATTGGCTCCGACGCAGCGAAATTTTCCCCGCTCCGCGCTTTTGTTTAAATACCTCGGAAAAACTGGCATGATAGGTGCGTTTACACCAACTATCCAGCGTTTTATCAGTCACATCAAACCAGCCGCAGATTTCCTCAAGCGTGCATTGCAGGCCGCAGAGGTTTTCGAACTGCTTCTGATCTATTTCCTTTCTTGGCCTTGCCATACGCGCCCTCCTTTCTCTGCTGGCGTTTAATAAACTTCTCCATGTCCCGCTTTAGATATGGGCTATTTGTTTTGGCAATAATTGCCTGTGCTTCTTCAATCGTCATGCCCAAGCCCTGCCACGATTTTCTTTTCTCTGTCGGAAAGTTCCCACACGTTTGTATTACATACTCTTACTTTCTCCGCAGCAGCCTTTTCCGCAGCAGCCTTTTCCGCAGCAGCCTTTTCCGATAGCAAAAAGCCGGAGCCGAACAAGCCTTTCCCCGACGCTTTCTGTGCGTCAAGCGCGCGGATAAAATGTGCATCTCTTTCTCTAATTTCAAGGCTTACGCCGTGAGCTGCCATATAACACAGCATCGTTGCTGTCAAAACCTCATCTGGATATGAGTATTTCGGCAGTTCTCTGTGCAACTTTTTGAGATTCTTTTTGTTCTCGTCATCCAGTATTTCTCTTAAATCAGCGGCAGCGACAATCTTATTGCCCCCCATGTTGGTAACAAACGACGTATTGACAGACGCGCCGTTTTCATACACAACTCCGCACCCGCACGCCACATAGTTTGCCGAGCCGCGCATAATTCCGAGGAGTGTAAGCGTTGGAGCGAACAGAAAGAAGTTGATTCTCTTGCTTGTGTACCACTCGCAGATTTCTGAAATAATGGAAAAAGGTGGATTGTCTATCACAACACACCCGGAAGGGTATTTCTCGCTTTTATAATCTCCGCCCGGATAAAACGGGCGCACAATCGCGGCATTGCCAATTTCGTACTTCTCAGCCACCCAATCTCTTACCGCGTCGTAGATGTTATCCGGCGTGTAGCAATCGTCCGTTGTTTTCTTCGCCTCGAACTTTTCAAGGAAAGCTTGGTAGTCCTCATCATCGTCTGAAAGCTCTCCACGCTCCATCCTTTCCCGGAACTCCTGCTCTCTTTGCTCGTTGGTCATTTCTTCAATTTCGGATTCGCCCAGTTCCGGAAAAGAAAAGTCAAAATCAAACGCCGACAAATCCAACTCCGGCAGCTCATCAGCCAGCTGGTCAAAGTCCCAGTCGCTCTCGTTGCTCTTGTTATCCACCAGACGAAGGGCGTTTACCTGCTCCGGTATCAGATCGTCCACGCAGACGCACGGTACTTCTTCCATACCCAGCTTCTTCGCCGCCAGAGCGCGGCAGTGACCGATTACGATCACGCCGTCACGGTCAATCACAATCGGCTGTACGAATCCGTACTGCTTGATGCTCTCCGCAACGTTGTTGATTTGCCGCTTATCATGCTTTTTTGCGTTTGCGGCATACGGCACAATATCCGCAAGCCGCCGTTTTGTGATTTCCATGCCATCCTCCTATTTTGCTGCCGGCCCCTGCTCCTTGGTTTTCTCGCCGATTTACTTGCTTATCGTCAAAATCAGGGATATGCAACCGTGCCTTATCCATAAGGCTTTCGCAAGCCTTTGAATCTGCCGATTGCTGTAAAAACTCTTTTGCTCTTGCGGCGTCCACAGTAAATGGCGTCTTAATTCCGTTTGCCATGGTCGCCTCCCATTTTGCTACCAGCCCCCACCCATTGGCCTTACATAGCAGACTTTACCCACCCCGAGGGGCACATCTGGTACGGCATTGCAGTCCTGCCCTACTTTAGCACTTCAGGGAAAATCCCCGTCACTCGCTGTGGTCTCCCCTTACGGGGCACCTATGCCGTATATCTCCGCAGTGAGCCGGTCGGCGCTCCGGCATCTCCAACAATGCGAGTATTTACGGTCTCGCTTCCGGGCGGCAGATTGCCTTTCTGCCCTCCACTGCGGTACTGCCGTCTAAAACTGCTGCCACCGTGCGCAATCACAGTGACCTGCTGGAACTTCGGCAGCGTAGTTTGTCCAAATGTCCCCTCTGGGACACATCGTTGAGAGGTGCGAGGGGTCCTATACCCAACCGGAATTGCACCGGGGCATCAAGGGCAAGTACCAGTTGCCGGAGATGAGCTGCTTTTACAGGCCGCAGCTTATATATTCTTGGAGCGAGGACGCATCACCCGAAACGCTCCCCGCCATGGTGCAGACGGCAGGATTTGAACCTGCGCATACCTCCTGGTGCGGTGCTCTGCCTACTGAGCTACGTCTGCATACCCCCGGCATCCGCCGGGGTCAGGAGGAAAGAAAGGATGGATGGAAAGAATGAGGATACGGATATAACCCCGCACCCTCATTCTGACACATATTTTTCTGCGCTTGCCCCGAATTGGGGGCAAAGACCAATTTTTTTTGCGATACTATAAAGGTTTACTCTCTCGTTCGCCCTCGTCCCATGCAAGCTCATCCAAGCTGACGTGGTAATGATTTGCTATCAGCTTCAACTGGCTGAGAGCCGGTTCGTTTTCCCCGGTTTCGTACTTCCGTAGCGTATCATGCCCGATCCCAATCAGCTCCGCTTTCACTCTCATGCTTTTAGCAGGCCGCTCAGATTCCCTTAATTTCCGCAGCCGTTCCGGGAAGGTACTCACATAACCACCTCACATAGCCGGAAATTCTCTACCACAGGGCCTCCCGCCGTTTCTGTCCGCACACTGACAAATCGGCCCTTTGGGTGGATGTAAATTACCTCTCTGCGCCGGAACGGATACATCTGCTCATACGTCGGGTGCTGCCGCTCCAGCTGGGACGGTATGGACTTGAATCTGGCCCGAATCACCTGTCCAATTTTCATGATTCCTCCATTTCCAGCAGCTTCACCAGATCCCAGAACTTCCGCGCATCCAGCCCGGTTTCCGTCTTGATCTTCCCAAGCCGGTAGATCACGCTGTTGTGGTGGATGTCCATCTCCTTCGCGGTTTTCACGCAATTCATATCATTCTTGGCATAGATGCGCAGGAGCGATATATCCTCTTTCTGCATAGCTACCTCCCGTATTTGATCTTTTTCAGATCCTTGTATCTGTCCGGGAAGGGAATCAACTCCGCCTTCCCGTTGATGATCTGCGCCAGAACACGATCCATGTGCTCCTGCATGACGTCAGCCGCCGGATCCTTGCAGTTTAAGGCGGGTCTGTATTCCCGCTGGGTCTCCATCCACGCATGCGTGACGCGCATGATGCGGTCATAGCCCCAGCCTTCCGTCTGGTGGAGGGTCATCTGCATGGTGTCGATCATGTACTGGGAGATCAGCCGCTGGGCGGCTTCCACCTTGGCCTGGGCGAATTGCTCGGCGTACCGCTGTATCCCGGATGTCTTACCCATCGTTACGCCTCTCTTTCACGGTTTAACATCCACATTGGGCAGCAGCTCCGTGTGGAAATACATCTGGTAATGATACGGGTCTGTGTGGGTGCCCGTGATGTCCTCCACCACGTACAGCGTGTAGGCGTTGAGGTAGATGTAATTTTTCTTGTAGCTGTCCGGGCCGGTCTTGACGGTGACCACCAGCTCATTGGTGTCGTTGTTGGAAATGCTCAGATAGCCCTCGCACTCCAGGATCACGTTGTCCGTGCGGGCATTGTAGACCGTCACCCGGCGCTCACACTCGAAGTAATCAGCCTGCTTACTCATGTTGTGGTTGACCTTATCTGCCTCGGAGCAGCCTACCAGCAGGGCCAGCAGAAGCGCCGACAGTGCCAGCAGGGCATAAATCTTAAACTTTTTCATGGTTGTTTTCCTTTCGTTCACCATAGCTGCAAAACGTTGTTTCCAGATTCCGCAAAGTGCAGTCCCAGACTTTGCAATAATCAACACTTCCCCCATTGCAAGGCACTTCGACCCCTCCTCTGTACTTACAATCCTTGCATCGTGTAATACGTTTCGCTCTTCTCCGCAACTTATTACTTACGGATACCCAAACCAACGCAGCGGCATATATCGCCAAGCCGAGAACAACTGATACCAGCACAGCACCGCCGACGATCATAAACACTGCACCAATGTTCATCATCACGTTATCTACCATTCACAATCCCCCCGTCCATCATCGCCCCGCAATTGGGGCAGTAATCCGACAACAATTCCAGCCCATTTACAAGCACTTGCGCCGCATCGTGGCAAACAGAGCACTCGTGCCTGTCTGGTGACGGAACAAAATTTCCTGCTTTTTCCCACGAAATCCACCGCCCATGCACCACCGGGGCCACGTCGGCGGCTGGCAGGGCCTCAATATACTGCGACGGCTCAAGCCCTTTTGCCCACGCGTGCTTTGCGGCCTCAATCGCCGCGCTGCGCTCAATGTATTCAGCCATTGTCAGAAGTCCTCCTCACATACGCCACGCAGTTCTCAGGGTCATTCCCACAAAGACATGGCGCATATACGCACGAATCACAAATTGTAAACATCTCAGTTAGTGTCATTGTCAGCCCTCCTGTACTGATTTTCCAAGTATGCGTCCAAATTACCCACGAACCCGGTGCAAAGGTAGATGCTGTGTTCCACCTTCCCGCTGTGCTTGCAGTCAAAGCAGTTCAGCCCGTTGTTGCACTGCTTTTCGCAAAACTGGCACATGCAGTTGCGATTATCAAACGGGCACGGTTTTAAGTCATCCATCCTTCATCGCCTCCAATGCTTTCTCCGCCTCCTCGCGGGTCAGAAATACGGTCTTGCCAACGTCTGCGCCATCATTACGCAGACGATACGCGCAGAACCCGTCCGGCTTACGATTGCACGTTGACATACACAGATTATCCTCATCCGTGCAAACAGTTCTGATGTCCGGGGCCTCAAGCTCCATTTCTCGCGGCACATTGTCACGGCCGGTCACCCATAGCGTATCTCCAACCTTGCACGGCAGCGCCACCAGCCGCCCGTCCTTGTCGGCCTCGACCAGTTTCTCCAACCGGTCAAGATCGCAGTTTCGGCACAGATAGCGAATCTGCTCTGCGGCTTCGTGATCCATGTCGATTTCCTCCGGTGTCAGATCCGTGTCCTCGTAGGCGGCAAGGCGCTCAACGCCTCCCTGGTTGAATCCACCACGTTTTTTCATCATCGGGAATCCGTCTTTATCGCGGTATGTCAATCGCTCCATCACATTTCCTCCATTCTGAGCCTCGCTCACGGCTTTCCCTCCCATGGTGTCTCAAGCCATTTTTTGATTTCCTTCCAGGTTCCGGGCATAGTTGAAATGCCAGCAATGTGTTTCATTTCTGCATCGCTCCGAAATTTGGAAAAGAGGCCGATCAATTCATTGTCCGTCATGCTCCGGATCCGATCGGCGATGGTAACGGGCCACGTGCGATACGGGCACTTTTCGATTGCGGCGCAGTTTTCAAAGTCATAGCCCATCTGCATGGGGCAGTTTTCACCGGTGCACTTTTTCATCACTTACCCTCCCTTTCAGTTTGATTCCATTCCGCCTGTTCCACTCTGCCCCGGCTGCCCGTGCCTTTTCCAGTTCTGCCTGCGCCTTTTTGACAACATCCAGCGGTATGTCCATCAAACGGCACCCCTCATAGGGCTTTAGCAGGTCAAAATAGGCATCATAGTGCTGTTTTTCCTCGTCAATCAATTTTCGACACCTTTCGTGGTGGGCGTCATTGCGCTGCATTTCAATCCGCCCAAGTGCACGATCCAAATAATATTCGTTTGCCCCAAACGCCAGCATTTCTACCACTTGCAGCAGTTCCGCCTTCGTCAGATCACTTGGTTTCAGCATTTTTCCACCTCCAGCGGCTCCGGTCTTTTTAGCTCAAACTGACTATATGGCATAACACACAGTTTCTTGGAATCGCAGTCAGCCATGCCGCTTACGATGCCCTTGCAATGAGCGCAATACTGGCACATCCACGTCTTTCCGGCTTTTCTGACATCCGCAATTATCGAAATAACATAGTTGCGTTCAAGCATCAGTTGTCTATTCTGCCCCCGCAGTTTCTCAATTTCTTTCGCCTGCGCATCAATGATGCTGCACTCATACGCTGACGGCACCCACTGCGTAGGGAAGTCCGAGCTGTCCACCTGCGGGATCATGTCTTTCCATCCGCTGTCACCTGTCAGCGCCTCTACGATGTGATCAGTTTTCATAATTCTACCTCCTCCACCTGCAGCCGTTGCAGGCCCCCTCATGGGCCAGCGTGTAATTTCCGCATTTCAGGCACAGTTCGTTCCGCAGTGCGTCAATCTCTTTCGCCTGCGCTTCAATCCGGTCGGCTGCGGCAAGCCCCACCGCGTCAACATCGCAGGAGGGCCACTCCGTCAAATTGACTTTTCCCGCCAGATTTTCTGGGACCGGCTCAGTCTTGTAAAACGGGCATTTCTTACAGTCGCCCATTGGCCCGCCTGCTGTTGAAACGCATCTCAAGGCATTTACGAGTTCTTGATCTCTCAAAATGGTAGCTCTCCTTCCTCATCCTCCGCGAGCCAGAATGCCTTTCTACACTCAGAGCAAGTTTGCGCAGCGCAGTTAATGCCTGTATCTGAGAACACTTCCATCGGGCAAGCATGGAGGAACCCGTCTATTGTAATTTGCGCGCCGGGGTAATGCTTTAGAAACTCGCTCTGGCGGGTTTTGACGGGGTGCTCTGCGGCCCACTGCTCCACAATGGCAACGGCCTCCTCCGGGTGGTTTTTTTGCCAGGTACTGCAACCTCCATTAACGCGATGGACTTCCCTAAACTCACATTTACGGCACTCAGCGTTGCACATTCTCCGCAATGTTTTTAAAAACTCCACAGCATCCATCATTCTGCCTCCTCAATTTCCACGCGGATCGTATCTCCGCTCCAAAATTTGTGTTCCACGGCGCGGAACCACTCAGGGTTGTCGTCCGGCAGTATGTAGCCCTTCATCGCGTCCACAAAGGCTTTGCCCAGCGCACCGTGATTGTCGATGTCCAGATTGTCATTCCAGAAAAATGTCACCTTGACGGGGTGATCTACCAGACGTTTTGTAACCCCTGCTTTTCGCATTGCCCAGTGGGCAAGCTCGTGCAGCTCTTCCGCATCCTTCTTCCGCTGCGACCAGTGCTTACCGGCGTAATACGCATTCAGGCCAAACCGCTTGTTCCACGCTGCTTTACCGCGCTTTGTTGCCGGATAGGGGATCTCAAATGCAATCACAGGTGGATCCCGCTTCGGCTCAAATCCGCTTTTTTTCTCGCACTTGCACAGGTAACATTTGTCTGAATGTCTGTTTGCACAATGGACGCATGCAAAGGCAAACGTATAAACCCCCATCGGGTAAAGAACGGGTTCGGTAGATTCAACCTTCATCGCTTTTCTTCCTTTCCGTCAACAATGATCTGCACCACCCGGACGCGGCCCAGAGGCTCCAGCAGCATGGCTACCGCCTCCTTGGTGCCCTGCGTGTCCTCGCCGTAAATATCAACCACGATCCGCATCATCACACATACCCCCAAGCGTCCTCGCATTTGGTCGTGCCCTTCCGCTGCCACCGCTCCCAGTTCTCCGCATTTCGGCAAGCCGCTTTCCAGTCTTTCATGGGGGCCTTGCCAACCATCCAGCCCTTTGAGGCGTAATAATCGATAAACCCCTGCGGGTCTACCGGCGAATGGCGTTCAGCCACATAGGACTGAACCTCTGCGAGCGTGGGGGGAGTGAAGCGCTTCGCGCGTATAACACTCTTGTCCTCTGTCTTTTGTCTTTTGTCTTCTGTCTTTTGTCTTATGTCTTTAGTAGCCTTTTGTTCGCTTTCGGTCGCTTCATTTCGCTTTTGTTCGCTTTCATTCGCTTTATTACCACGCCCACCAAGCGAACCGTTTTTAGAATTTACTTCCGCTTTCTGGTTGTCCCGGTCGATGATTGCCCGGAAAACGGGAAACAGCACCGCTTCCCGTCCGGACAATTCCGGGAAAGTACCAGACCGGGCGTATTCCAGAATCGCTACAAACAAGCGTCCGCGCTCAGCGTCTTCCAGCGCTGCCGTCTGCTCGATCCAATCGTAATAAGCCTTAACGTAGCACTTCCCCATACGTCACCTCAGAAGGGAAGATCCCCATCATCCTCGATCTCGCTGAAACCGCCCTGCGGTTCGCTCTGCGCCGTGTCCCCGCCGTCCCGCTTGGAATCGCCGAAGTACACGCTGTCGGCCACGATCTCGGCGCTGCGGCGTTTATTGCCCTCCTTGTCCGTCCAGCCACGGAGCTGCAAGCGGCCCTCCACTACGGCCATGCGGCCCTTGGAGAAGTACTTGCTCACAAATTCGGCGGTGTTGCGCCAGGCCACCACATCAATGAAATCCGTTTCCTTCTCGCCGGACTGGGACTTGAAATCCCGGTCAACCGCCACGGTGAAGGATGCCACCGCCGTGCCGCTGTTGGTGCGGCGCAATTCAGGATCGCGGGTCATCCGGCCCATCACAATAATTCTGTTCAGCATGAAATAGCTCCCTTTCTGTAAATCATGTCCTCCCGGTTCCAATCCGGGTAAAATGCTTTCATGTACGCCACCAGCCGCACATAGATGCGCTCGCGGTCTCGTAATGGCCCCTCGTCAAACAGGCGGTGGCAGTGGGGGCAGAGAGTTGCGATGTTCTGCTCGATCCCTCTGCCGCCCTGCGAACGCCGTACCACATGGGCCACCGGCGCGCCTGCGGGAGACCCGCAGATCACGCACTGGTGATTGTCCCGCGCCCATACAACAACCTTCACGGATTGCGGAATGGACGTCGCCTTTGTCATTTTGTGCATCCCCATTCCTCCATCATCCCCGCCAGCTTGTCCGGAGGCAGGGTCTCAATACCTTGCTCCACACAGTCCTGCACCGCCATATCGATCAAATGTGACATTTGCCGGGTGTTGTAGGTGCTGGAGCCGTAATACAAAATCACGTTGGTGCAGCCGGGGATCCTGCTTGCCATGGTATCCGTCTGCCAGCCAAGCCCATTGTGTTCCCACCCGTTCCGCAGCTTTTCCACGGCTGAATCGATCACGCAGACCATTTCATGATTGCCGCCGATCTCCCGAATGTATCTCCGGTAAATATCCGTCTTGGGAATCCGCAGCTTTTCAGCCAGCCGGTCAACCAGAACCCAGAAGTACGCATTCGCGTCGAGGCTCCGCTTCTCCCGGTGTTCTTTGATCTCCACGTCATAGACTTGACCCTCTTTCAGTGCGTCAAGCACCTGTCGCGCCTTGTTGGTCTGGACGCACAACCAATCACCGGTGGCATCCATCGTCCAGCGGAACGCCTTGGTGTTAACCAGTTGCATAAAATTCCTCCATGCTGGGCCAATGCCCTGTCCGCAAGCATCTTGCCAAATACCGAAGCCTTGGCAAATACGCGTCTCTCACCCAACACTCATCATACTGGACTTCATGGCTGGATAATCGCCGGGTGTCCACTGCCAAAAAGTAATTCTGCATTTCGGCCTCAGTCAAACGGTATGCCACAATGTTGCATCGCTTCCGATGTCTCCAAAAACCGTAGCCGCTGGCAAACATTTCAACCTGGCATTGTTGCCAATATGCTTTGCTGACCTTAAATACCGGTTTCCCGTAGGTTTTTACCTCAATGATCGTATCCGGAAACTCGCCGTCATAATTTACCCGCAGCCGATATCGCCGTATGCGAATCTGCTTGTCCATAGTTCTTACGCCAATTGCTGACAAGATGCGATGCTCATATGCCGTTCCGGCCTGCATGGCGGGCGTCGTAAAGTGTTCTTTACGAATCCCTATTTTTTGCAGCCACCAGCGGCGGAATGTTTCCGTGTCCCACCGACCCATGATGATTGCTGTGTCTGATGCCCCAAACCATCCGCTCCGGTCATGGTTGTGGATCATAGCCGCATCACAGCCTTTTCCAGCTTATCAATCGTTGCGAAATATCCAAGCATTGTGCCTAACTGTTTTTCGTTGATATTCAATGCGTGCAGCAGATCTTTGTGGTCAAGACCCCGCTGCTCTTTTGCCGTAATGAGCCGTTCCAGTCTCTCCTTGATGGCCCAGATGCTATGACGGCTCAAATCATCCTCGCCGTCATCCGCATCGGATTCCGCCCATAAGTCAAATCCAAGACCGGTTCTGATGGCAACGCCCTTCACAAATGCTCTGGCAAGGGCATTGTTGATCCGCAGCTGGTTCAGAGTGTCAGTGTAAACCACCAGGGATCCATTCAGCAGCGGCGTATCGTATACAAATTCCAAATCATCAATGTGGATCAACACCCGCACAAACCAGCATTCCGTATCGCGCCCTTTGCTGGTGGACACTTTTGCTTGGGGCCAAAGATAAGTGTGAGTGGTTGGGCACTCCACCGGCGCATACCACACATCATTTGCTCCGTTTTCGTGCAGCAGCTTCACACATTTGCCCCAACTCAAATACGGGACTTTGATTGTCTTGCCGTTTTCGTCTTTGGCATCCCGCGTATCGCATTGTGGACGCACATCGATTTTAATTAACTCGTTAAATGATTTCAGTGCCATTTTCTTTCCTCCTATATCTCGCAAACCGCACAGTCTCGCCATAGCGGTTCTTCTGTGTGACCGTCTCCACGTCCAGCGCCACGCCGTCCCGCCGCAAGTCAGAGACCCGCGCCGTGAAATTGGCGATGCCGCACTCGCTCATGGCCTCGGCCCGTGTGATACTGCCGTGTTCATCCAGATACTTCAAGATCCGCTCACACTGGTTCATATCAGCCCTCCGGGATGTCGATAATTGCGATCCCCATGGCCCGTGCCACGGCTTCCGGATCGCTGTCAACCTCATCCTTGAGCCAATCCTTCGCGCACTCCGGGCAGTAGCACTCGCCGTTGATCAAAAACCCCGGAGCCACATCGTCAAACGCATTGGGGTTCATGACGATGGAACATCTCGCGCACACTGGATAAATTTTCATTTCCACGCATCCCCTCTCTTCCACGCCTTCGTGGCGTTGGATTGCTGGGCGTAACCCGCTGTGATCGCGCCGCAGGTGGCACATCGTACATAGTGCTTAAACGGCGCGTCCGTGGACTGCACACGCTCACCGCTGTCCATCCCGCACACCGGGCAGAGATCCAGCGGATGGCGCTCATGCCGGTTCTTTCTGTTCATCGCGCGCTCACCACCATGTACGCAATGGTGATCAGCAGCAGGGCCAGAAAACTCATAAAGCCCATCCATGCGGAGGCGTCCGCCTTCCGCTGCTCTCTGGTGCGCCGGTCATGCTTTCTCATGCGGATTCCCTCCTTCGATGAAATCTACAACCTTGAATACCCAAGTGGCCGCATACGCCACGCCCAGGATCATAAAAAACAGGTTCCAGCTCATTGTTTGATGTCCCCCTCTTTGGTGTAAACACCGTCAAACTCAAGGCCATGCTCCCTCGACCAGATCTTGCCGAACTCCGTCATGATCTTCACCGGGTCAGGCGGAGACACCCAGATCACCCGGTATTCGATTTTTCGTTTCTTCGCCATTGCCTTTTCCTTTCCCCTGTGCTAAAATAGCCACAGGATACATATCTGAGCCTAAGATTTGTTCCGCCGCCCTGCCCGGTCTGCAACACCGGACGGGGCATTTTTTATTCCACACGCCAGATTTCGTAGATGGTAACGCCATGCGACGCCATCTCTGCCGCAAATTTTACGGCCTGCGCCTCGGAAGTGAAACCATCGCTTGCGCCGCGCTGTCCCACGATACCGTTGTCATGGCAAATTGCCCAGTTCTCATTCATGTGCTTCACCTTTTTATCCTCCTGTTATTAAACATTTCCTCTGCTATCCATGGCAGATCTGTGACGCCGCACTGCCGAGCTTATCTATTCCATTCCTTTGCTGCTCTTAGCGATACGTAACTTCGCTATTCCCTCGCCATTCTCATCTAAGCATTTCCTACGCTTTTCTTTGCGTTTCTCTACGGTTCTCTGCGGTTCTCTTCCTTGGCTTTGCGGTGAGTTGCTCCTCTGTGCGTTGCCTTTGCATAGCAAATCACTGCATTTCCGTTGCTACGTCGAGCATTGCTGTGCTACGCCATTCCGCTGCGATTCTGTACCGTTCTGAACCATTCCATTGCATTGCCTTGCGCATCTGTGCATTGCCTTTGCTATGTTGTTCTCCGCTTTGCCGTTGCATTGCTGAACGATTCGCGGCCCTGCCATTCCGTCGCGTTACTGGATCTCATCCCAGACAAATCGGCCTTTTCCACTGTTGCGCCACTGACCGATGCCTGAGAACCGGCCATAATCCAGCCATTCCCGGACGGCTTTCTCGTGATCGTCGCAGAGGCAGATCACCCGGAACTCGCAAGTAGCGCCTGCGGGGATTTCCTCACTCATGGCAAGGCTGACGCGCTCGCCCTGCGCCGTCTGCGCTCTCAGGGGGCGCTGGCACTCACCAACGGGGCCGTCAAACTCCAGCGGGATCACGCGAGGCTCCGGGAAGATCAGCTTATCGATTTCCTTCTTGTAGGCCTTGATCTTCTCACTGGCCGTGCCCTTGACCTTGCGGAGACCGCCGCAGGTGTCCTTGAAAAAGCCCTTGATCTGGTAGTCATACAGGAACGGGGTGCCGTCCTCCATCCGGGGGAACACCGTCATGGCCTTTTCCGCCACGGCATCAGCTCCCAGCGCGGCAACTTCGTCCTCAACGCTTAAAGCATCCGGGGATTTGGAACCGATAAACTCCCGATATACGTCTGGGTTTGCAGGGCTTGTGCCAAGAATGGGTTCCGTAAATGTGATCCGTACCTTAATTTCTTTCATTCCTTTTTCCTCCTGTTATTACTCACTGCTGGATTCGAACAGTTCGTCCACCGTCACGCCGTACATCCTCGCCAGCTTCTTGTGGTACTTCCGTGCCGGTCGCCAGTCGCCCAGCTCCCAATGCGTCACACAGGACAAGTCCACATTCAGTTTCTTTGCTACCTGTGCACGGGTCAGGTTGGAACGTTCTCGAAGTTCCTTCAATGCCAAGTCATGTGCCCTCCTTTCGGTGTGAGAAATCATTGACTGCGGCAGAAATATGTGGTATGGTAAGCATGGGAGTTAAACTACGCGCCAAATGGCGTACTCTGTTGCAGAGGGGTATTCCATTTAGCAAACGAGTTCGCTTCCAACCGCCCCGAAGTTTGTTGCAGAGACTTCGGGGCGGTTTTTTATCTCTGCCGCAGTCAATACCCGCCGAAACCTCATGAATGTGAGAAATCACGCTTGACACGGCCCGGAAAGCGTATTACAATGAAATCGCCAAAAGACATTGCAAGAGCCGCTTTTATGGGGGCTGGTTTTCGTGTACCCTTTTCCGGTGGGCTTAGGTATATGATACCTCACAATATTTAACTTTGCAATAGCGATTCCTAAATTTTTTTAACTTTGGCAAATGTGACAAATCTGAGGTTTATTTATGGACATTGTGTTGGAGCGCATATTGAGCCTTATTCCAAAGGACCCAGATGGGAAATATGTGCATGGCGCAAAAACGAAATTTGCAAAGAAGATTGGGTACAACGATGGTGCAATCGTTGCTATGTGGGAGAACGGAAGCAGCATTTCGTACAATAAAAAGCTGTACCAGATAGCTGACCAATACCACGTATCCGTTGAATGGCTCCAGGGCAAAACGGAAGATAAGAGCATAAAAGAAACCCCCGCCACAGAGGGCGAGGGCTTGAGCGCAGCGCGGCAAAAACTATATGACGCTATTGCGAATTTGACCGATGAACAATGCACCAAACTTTTAGGTGTCGTGGAATGGGCAAAGGAAAACAAGTGACGTATGGAAAAGACCGCTTATAAAATTTTGAAAAAGCTATATAATTCTGAATCAATAAGTATAGACGAAATAAACCAGCTGACTAAAAAAGACGATTCCAAACCGATTGAACCTAACCAGCCCAACAAGTATGTTACTTATCTCAAAATGGATGAGATGGTAACGATATTTGATGAGGGTGGAACCGCAGACGGTGCGGGAGGAAGCGTTGATGCAACAGAATTTGTTCGCATCACTTTAGCCGGTCGGGATTATATCGAGAAACAGTGGAAAGAGCTTTTTATGTTCTGGATTCCTTACGCTATTACGACTGCCATTGCTGTAGCAGCGCTTCTCGGATAGATTCAACCTTTTCTGCTGTTAGCTCGCTCGGTTCATACTCTTTGCAAGGATTATCTTTCCCGCATCCAAGGATATAATATCCATTCCTAATGGTGTACCGTCCTACAACATACTTGCATCCAGCGCAAGCAAGGCTTTTGCACTGTGGGAGAGCAGCCTTATCAATAATGGCAGAGCGGCGCGTCTTCTCTTGCTCTGCCGCAAGTTGTTCTTTGAGTTTGCGGTTTTCTTCCCGCAGATCATTTAATTCTCTTCTTGCAATAAACATTCCAACCTCCATAAAACATATTCCACCTGACTGTCAGTAAGTGATAGCACCTCAGATTTTAGGCGCTCTCTAATAAGAATAGCATGGTTTTCTTCTTCGCATAACATTTTGTGTCCCTCCAAATAATTATAGTAACGGGGCTATATGTCGATTATTGCACTTTGTGCAGTCGAAAATATAAGAAAATGGAGAGTTGAAATGAAAAAGTTTTTGCTTATTGCGCTGTCTTCGGTTCTTGCCCTCGGCATGTTAACCGCCTGCGGGGAAACGAATCAGGCCGAGCCAGAAAACGAGCCGGTAACTCCACCCGATCTCGTTGGAGAGTGGAAGCAGACAAACAGCAATGCAGATGACGCATGGCAGGCCGCTACCATTGCCGGAGATGCCATTGAGGTGTATTGGGTATCTGATAACGGAGAAACCAAAGCCCTCTATTGGGCCGGTTCTTTCGATGCCCCTACCACGGCGGATGAGCCGTACACCTGGGAATCGGAAAATGATAAAGATCAGACCGATATGGCAATTCTCGCCAGCGGCGATGACACGAAGACGTTTACCTATCAGGACGGCGTAATCAGTTACGAAGTGTCTGCCATGGGAGTTACGCAGACCGTAAAACTTGAGAAGCAATAAGTAACTAAAGGCCCCGCCGTCCTCTGCAACAAACGGCGGGGCCTTTTTGCAGCCAGCGGGGAGCGACCGCCGCTGCTTGATTTGACCTTATCACGCTTTACCTTACTACTTCAATACCAAGACTTTGCAACATGACAGCATTCGACAGGCCCACTTTTGGCAAACTTATTGCTCAAAAACCGAAGAAATTAAGGTGATGTAAATGAACATCCAAGAAGTGTGCAGAATCCGTAAAGAAGAATTGAAACTGACCTATCAGGACATTTCCGATATTTCCGGCGTTCCGTTGTCCACTGTTCAGAACTATTTTTCTAAATTGTCGAAAGCTCCATCTTTTTATACCGTTGTTGCAATCTGTAAAGCTCTTGGCATTTCGATCGATAAGACGTGTGAAATCATAGAACACTTAACGCCGACTGAGGAAACCTTACAAGCGCGGAATGATGAGTTGGAACGCCATGTTGACGCGAAAGCGGACATGATTGAGATCATGCGGCGCGGTGTCCGTATCCGCAACAACGTGATTGCTATAATGTTTGTCATTATCGTTCTGCTGGCTGTATGGTGCTTGTACATTGATTGGAGGGGGATTTGATGAGAGCGGCACTATATATCCGCGTATCTACGGAAGAACAGGCACGGAACGGCCTGTCATTGGGGGATCAGCGGGAATCCTTGTTGGCGTATGCCGCAGACAACGGTATGGAGGTTGTCGGCGTATACGAGGATGCTGGAATATCCGCAAGAAAACCATACAAGCGGCGACCAGCACTTCTGCGTTTATTGGCAGATTGCAAAGATGGGAAGATCGACACGATTCTATTTGTCAAGCTGGACCGTTGGTTCCGCAGTGTAGCTGGATACTACGCCGTGCAGGAAGAATTAGACCGCTGCCACGTCACATGGCAGGCCACGCGGGAAGATTACGAAACTCGCACGGCATCCGGGCGGCTAAAGGTGAATATCATGCTGTCGGTAGCGCAGGACGAAGCTGACCGCACCAGCGAGCGAATCAAGGCCATTAACGAAGGCAAGCGATTGAAGGGCCAGCCTACCACATGGAGAACACCCATCGGTATCTGCGTGAAAGACCGGCACTACGCCATTGATGAAGAAACCGCAGATGCGGCGCGAGATATGTTCCCTGCCTTTATACGGCTGCAAAGCATCCTTGCCTTAAGGCGGTATATGGCAACGGAGTGGGGGATCAAGCGCTCGTACAACAAATACAAGGATGCTTTGTCGAATCGATTGTACTTAGGCGAGGCGTTCGGCGTGGAAAACGTATTGCCCTCGCTTGTCGATCAAGAAACCTTTAACCTTGCCGGAAGAATCCTGGAACAGCGAAGCCAGCGGAACGCCAGTGCGGACCGGATATATTTGTTTACCGGGATTCTCCGCTGCCGGGAGTGTGGGAGAAACATGCAGCCGGAGACTGTAAAGAAAGTATACAAGTACTACCGATGCAGAACGCACACACTTGACCCAGCCGACTGTCCGCACATTCTCAGAATCCGAGAAGATGTGCTGGAGGATTACCTTTTGCGGGAATTTGAGGGGATCGCAAAAAAGTATTACTCCAAATCAAAAACCGCAGAAAAAAAGCCGCCCAAAACGGCGGAGCAAATCAAGCGGAAAATGCAAAAACTAAAAGACCTGTATCTTTCGGATTTGATTGAAATCGAAGAATACAAAAAGGACTACACGGAATTGAAACAGCAGCTTGCGGCAATAAACCCCGAGCCTATAAAAGAATTTGATCTTGAAACCTTACGGCGGGAATTGAAGGAATATCCTGATTTAGACCGGCAGGCAAAAAAGGAATTTTGGGTACGCACGATCCAGCGCATCGACGCAGACAATGACGGTGCGTTTTTTGTAACGCCCAGTTAGTTTTATTTTCATGTCACAACACTAACTGTATATCCGAAATATTTTTGCAAGGTCTCCAAATCGCCCCGGTCCCAGGCTACCTCGATGGCGTGGCGGATGGCCCGCTCCACCCGGGAAGGCGTTGTGGCGAACCGCTTGGCCACTTCAGGATAGAGAACCTTCGTCACCGCGTTGATGACATCCATATCCCGCACCGTGATCATGATGGCCTCCCGCAGATACTGATAGCCCTTGATGTGAGCAGGGACGCCGATCTCATGGATCACGGAAGTCACCATGGTTTTCAGACTGGGTAAGCTCTCCTGGGGCGCTTTGAGAAACAAGCCCCGCATCTTATCCAGCAGTGCGGCCGTTTCAAAAGGCTTTGGCAGAAAATACGCCGCCCCCAGTTCTGAGGCTTCCGCCAGCATCCGGTCGGAGACAAAGCCGGAGACCAGAATGGTCATAGGGGCGTCTCCCTGCTTCTGCAGTTGCCGCAGCACGCTGATGCCGTCCATGCCCGGCAGCATCACATCCATAACCAGAAGGTCCGGCATTCGTTCCTTTACCCGCTTCAGAATCTCATTTCCATCCCGCGCGATCTCCACAGAAAACTCGCCTGTCTTTTCCATTTCTTCCCACAGCAGCGTGCGAAATTCCTCGCCGGCGTCTGCCAGCAATACCGTCTTACGTTGATCCAT